AATGTTTAAAAAGCCTTTAGCTTCCTTAACGGATATAGCACCATAAGTTATATAGCAATTTTCCCACCCATCACCTAAGAAACTTAAATTTAATTTTTTGTATATATCAAATTTCATTAATAACTCGCCACATCATTAACCAATACACATGAATGTATAATGCTCTGTGCATTTTCTACATCCCTACTAGCCTTGAACGAAATTGTTTGTTTAACAATATCCCCTGTTGAATAATCAGGTGTCCATTCAAAGAAATCTACTCTCGGAAACTGCAATGTTAAACTATACGCTGTAGACCCGCTACCAATCTTAGTATCTGAATTGGTAAACGCTATCTGCATAGCTTTATGGTCTCCGTCTTTCATGTAGTTTTTCCAAGTCTCATCCTCATAGTTAAGCTCAATTTCTCCCTCAACACTCATCGTTGTAGATAAGATGTCTTCTGGCTCTGCCGTTCCTAAAGCATCATCTAAAACACTACCTCTATTAACGATTAGTTTTAATCTTTTTAAAGATACTGCTGTCGCTGCACCTAAAGTAGCTATTGAAGCTGCAACTTTCATGCTCACCATTTTCTTTGTAAATCTAGCCTCATCAATCATTGCTGGTACGCTTGAACCTGTACTGATAGCTTGTTTACTCAAAAACGCACTAGAGAATTTTACTATCTCGTCTAGCTCTGTATTGATTTCAAATGTATCTAACATAGCCAATTTATACATTTCGGTTGTATTGGAATCCTCCACAACTAAAGCTAGTGATTGATTATTAGAAACATTATTTATTGAGAATGTGTGTGTATAGGCTTCGTCTGTTGGTCCTGCTGTAGAAACCGACCCTAACAAAGAATACAAAAACAATCCAATACTTGAACTTCTAATTTCTCCCTCTAAATCTCCCGCTCCATACTTAGTAGTTACAAAAGAACTATCTGTATCTGCCATGTAACCTAAACTGGCCTCACTTCTAGCTTTTACTACCCTATCATCAAAGGACATTGAAACAAAAGGTAGTGCGTACGTAGGTGTTATACCTGCTCCACGAACAGCTTCTTTTCCGATTCCTAATTTTATTAATCTTCCTGCAAATTTTGACATAATTTCACATCCTTTCAGCTTGAAATATCTATACTGACCCTCACCCTTACATTAATTTGTGTAAATACTAGCCCGTCATCTGTTAGTTCTCCCCAACTAGATGGATTGGCAAATATATTAATGAAAGTATAACCAGCAGGTAAGCTGACTCCTATGGTTCTACTATCACTATTTTTCAAATCCTCTTTATCAAACAAATCTAAAATATCATCTGTTAAACCTTCAAGAGCTTCTATAGCTTCTTGAACCCCACTTGCTTTAGTCTCATGAAACATTCTTATTAAAAAAGCGTACGTTCTTATGTTCTCTCTATTAGTTTCGTAGTCTGCTGTATTATCGCTTGGTATTACATAAGCAGATGGATACCCGCTAAACTTTAATTTAGGCGTGCCACTTACTTCTACCAACTTAGTGCTGGTTTCAAGTAGTGTTTTAATCTGTGGTCTAATAGTTTTAAAAGAAATATCCCTAACCTCTCTTTCTATGAATTTTTCTATGACATTCTTTGCATAATGTTATGCCGTTATCAACCTCATAAATCATACCCTCATCCTTACCAATCAAGTCCTTTACCTGTATTAGATGATGGGGATGTAGTTCACACCCTGTCTTACCACATTTTTGACAGGCATAATCATCTCTAATAAATACCTTTTCTCTCCACATTTTCCATTCTAACTTCCCTCTCACTCTATCATACTCCCTAGAAACACCACCTTTCCAATTATAATGATTTGCTCCCCTTGTGCTGTATCTTGGTTTCCCTTTAGAACTTATAGATTTTCCCAGCTTACTCCTACTCATTTTTAGTTTAGTCTCCTTAGACGGTTTCCACTCTCCCTTTTTACGGGGTTTCAGACCAGTAATGTTATGCCAACTCTGTAAACCCTTCTTACCAGTCATGTGGTTGGTCTTTCCCTGTCTAGCCATGTTTTTCTTTTTTTCTTCTTTCATATTTTCCTAATCCCATTATTAAAAGCTGTCTCTATGTATGCATAGAATGGTGCTTTATTACCATATAAGTCCATTCTTGCCGTAGCAAGTCCAGAAGACATGAATGGTCTCCCTTTCATTTTCCAAGTTCCCTCATGTACATAAGTAGCGTAATTTACATTAGGACCTATTCTAGCCTGTAAGTTACCTATGTCTGTTCCAATACTAGCTCTCATTCTACCAGTATCAACAGGAGCATTCTTTTTAGACTCCCTCTCAACAGCAAACCCAAATCTTGTGACTTCTTCCTGCAACCTCATCCCGTCTGCTATCTGTTTAAACATCCCGCCCACTTTATCAAATGTAGGTGTAGCTTTAATTGTCAAGTTACTCATTGTATTCTTCCATTAGAACTTCCAAATGCTCGTTAATTCCATAGGCTCTTTTGTTAGTCTCCCTCACTATGTAAATCACATCCTCATCATCTGTAAGTCTATCTCCCTCTTTAACATCCTGACCCGAATCAAACCACGCAATCCAAGTTCTGCCCTCCACTACATCTTGTATGCTCGTTCCCTCTGGTCTGTAAGCCTGAATTGCACAATCAGCAGTACCAATAGCACCAAATTCTTTTCTGTAACCGCTAACAGTACTAAGCCTTCTTATAACAACCTCTTTTCCAAAAAACTCTCTAATGCTCATGTTCGTAATCCACCTACACTTACTCTAGCGTATTTATCTAAGACCTCCTTAATTTCAGGAGACTCAAATACCGCTTTTGCGTAAGTAACTGAATAATCGCCCAGTTTCTCTGCTTTAACACCAACACCGCCTTTTCTCCTTGCCCACATAGTTTCACATAGTTTCCATGTGGCGTATTCAATATCCCCCGCAGTCGTATCAGCTAAAAATGTAGTTGAGTTATCAAAATCAAATCCTGCTGTATAAGTAACTCTGAATCTCTTAGCCTGATTAGTAAAACTACCATTGGCAAGTTCTAAAGTCCCACTATTATAATCAATAAAGTAATCCTCGCTATCAATACTCCCCCAATTATCTTTGTTAACTGTAGAGCTTCTATAACCTAAAGTTACGGTAGAATCTGCTTTCAAAGGATATTGTTTAAGCATTATAAATTCCGAGCCATCACCATCATAAACTTCTTCTGTATATAGAGTTTCTTTAAATCTTCTTTGGCAGTAGTTCTCAATGTATTCAGTAACAGAATTTATAATAATCTCTACTACAGTTTCTTCTGCCGCGCTTAGATTAGTTAGTCCTGCGAAAGCAATAAATCTAGCTTTAGTTGTTAAGGCGTAGGCTTTTAAACTCATTTAGTTATATACCTTTTCTTTTTACTTGGTACATACATTCTGTGAGTACCCATAAACAATTTAGCATCACCTGAATCAATCAATCCATGTGCTATGTTATTTGCTACCTCAATGACTTCATTCTTTTTAACATCTCGCTTATTAAGTTTTATATTATTCAACATTTTTATTTTTTGCATAATTACTCCAAGAGTGTGCTTACAAACTGTCCAAACAATTTCGGATGGTCTACGTTTATAAACACACCCCCAAAGGGGGAACGGTATTACCCGTTTAGAAAATTAGCAACTAACCATCTTAGCAAATGCGGAAGTTAGTATAACCTCTCCATCTACTCTTATCTTAGCTTTAATTTCTGTTGAGTCGCGTCTCCAAGCATCTCCACCCTCATTAGTGGTTCTGACAGTCAATTGCTGTCTATCTCCAATTATGTAGTAGTTGAAATCCCCGAATACCATTTCGTTATGTGCTAATGAGTTTTGCTCATATAATGCATAACCATATAATCTTTCAGGTTGACCATTGTTAGGGTCTCCTGGTGACCAAATATAAAGGTTATTACTATCCTTTATTTTTCTTAAACTCTTAATGACGTTAGCTGGGGCAACAAATGCTGACTTCTTAGAATTTCTGATTGCTTGAGGTACTTTATAGATTAAATCTATAACATTATCAAAACTTACAGCATTCCCTGCGTTTACACTTGTGCTCAAAGAACCCATTAATCCTGTTGGTTGACCCGAACCCGAGCCTGTGAAGTATGCCTTATCTTCTTGATGTCCTAATCTTTCAGCAAATAATTCAACGATAAATCTTACAACTTGTATGTTAGCATCGGCAACTAATTCATCAGTTACTGGTAACAAACAAACCAATTTATAAGGTGTTAATTCAATTTGACCAAATTCTGCAGATGTAGTCGTCTTAGAAGCGTATTCACTTGTCCAGTATGCTTGTGGCATAGCTGTCAAAGTATTTAGCTTTAAAGAATCTGTGGACATAGGGATAATTCTTGCAAGTTTTCTCATTATTGAGTAATCAGGTAAGATTCTCCAAACTTCTG